AGTAGTTACGATGGTAAATATCACTTGGAAGTATTTAATTATACACAAGATTTTTATCAGGAATGTCTTAAAGATCCAGATAAAAGTGTTGATACTGATATTGTGAAAGTTGCTGATAAGAATGGTAAACGGTATATTGTTGAGGTTAAGGGTGCGAGTCAATCAGCGTATATGTTGGATGATTTTTTGAAGGTTAATAATATGCAGTCAGTGAGTGTCTGATTGCATCTTTTTTTTTCACTTTTTTTATATGTTAAATATATCTTACATTATGGGGATTACTTGTCAAATGCTCTCTCACAATATATTTTATAAATTATGAAAAACAAAAAAAGTATTATGTAAAAATAGAAGTGAAGTTCAAATGTATCGTTGGTGCGGCAACACCTCCACATTTGATACATTCACTTCGACGGTTACATAAAAAAACAAGAACACCTGGAAGGATGTAAATGAATTTTGTAACCTATAATAATATAAGATTAAAATGCAATATAAAGTTTTCTTATGTTGCTCCACACGAAGTGGCTGGCTCTCCTATCCTAGCGAGAGCTATCGATAATTTTAATCCTTTTTTTAAACAATTAAAAAAATTTTATTTATTTTTGGCTACATATTCTGTTATGAGTTCAATTACTATTTCACTCATTGTTTTATGTTTTTTAGCAGCGATTACTTTTAGTTCTGTTTTTAATTCATCATCAATAGTCATGTGTAATTTTGTTTCACTCATTTTTATCACTTCATTTGTTTCTTGTGTTTTATATTTGTGTTACTATGTATTTATATTATTATGTTATTAACAACATAAAAACATAACAACATTTATATATTAAATTAAATAAAATAATAACTATCATGATAAAAACTTGTAGCGGCAACTACAAGAAAAAATCATGAAAAAATTCCTGGAAGGATTAAAAATGAAAAAAATAATAATGGATGGTGACTCCATCGTTGTTGATGGGATAGAACTATCCAAAGAGGAAATAAAAAATGTATTGACTGAGAACGTTGTTCTCAAACGTCAATTGAATTTTGTACGAACTACTTTTAATGAGGTAGGTGTTTCTAATGAATAGGAACACTAAATACATTGTGTTATACAATCCACACGATGACTCCTACAAAATGTTCGAGTATGATGCTGACAAAACATCATATGCTCCGAATTACGGAACACCTATTGCACAAGGCAATACAAGAGAAGCATGCATCCAAAATGGATGCAATATGTGGGATATACCAATAGAGGATGTGGTAGAATGAACCACAATCCAACTTTTTTTATGGAAGAAATCTGTCCAGCATTCTACATACTCACAGATTTCGAAATAGACCAAATCTACCAAGAGGTGTATTGTCATGAAACCGATTAAACAAACAGTACACCTAGTAGATCCAGAACACAATATGGTCAGGGTAGTATCAGGTAAAGGTAACATTTATCCTGTTGACATGAACCATTACTGCAAATCTATCCGTGAAGGTGACCAGGCATTAGTCACTAAAAGTCTTAGTGGTGAATGGATTCTTGTTGATGTGGAACCTAAATATCCAAGACCATTGGATGTTACAGAGTTCCCAAGAGATGATAATAACTGCTTGAATGTAGTTGAACATTGTAAATACTTGAAACTTATTAAAGACATGTCAGAATCTGAAAGAGTCAACTTCGATAACCACTTGCTCAGACACTTTATAAAAGACTATGGAATGAAAAATAGTCTCAGTCATAGGAGGAGTCAATTATGAATCCACTATTTTTAAGATTATTGATTTTATTCAATAATAATACATCTAACCAATCTCCCGTTAGATTACAGAAAAAAGAAGAGAATTTTATGGATAGACATTACGAAACTATCCTTAAAATCCTTTTCATAATCTTATTAGTTTTACTAATCTTATTAGTGGGTACTGTGTTTGTATTGTTTGTTATTCATGGACAAGCAATCACAGGCACAGAAGCGAACATCTACTACAATGGAAACTTATCAGGATAAAATGGAGGTGAAAAATATGACAGTATACTTATGTAACGGATTCTCAGAGTCCATGAAAAGGGACCCGAACATGAAAGAGATTCCATATTCCATGAATATTGAAGAGTTTACTAACTTCATAAATCATGGAAAATGGACAAGTGTAATAGGTCATCAGAACCTTGCAGACTGCCTCAGCAAGATAACTGGTAAACATATACCATACAATCGTAAAGGCATCACTGTAAACTATGATGACTTTGTAATCATTGTGAGTTTATCAGGTAGACTACCTGAAAACCCCACATATGTAGAATACAAAGGTAGATTGAATTTCAGTTTCAAAAGATTTGAAAAACAATCTATCAGCGACCAAATGGTCAGTCAAAATATTTTAAACCAAATGATAAAAATAGAAGGAGAAATATAAAATGGCTTTAAAAACCAAAAAAGAAGAAGAAGTGCCTTTAACAGTTGAGGCAGAACTCGTAACCAACGAGGAACCAGTCAAAGAAGAAGAAACCAGCATTGTTGAAACCAGTAAACCCCTACCTGATTATGCTATACTAAATCCGGAAATACCAATGAGTGCGAAAGTTGATGTTGCAACCAATGTTGCAAATACACTCGCACCATTGGTAAGAAGTCAAGAATTGGTTGTTAAAGGTTTAAATAAAAAAAATCCAGAAGCTGAATATGTAACCGTTGAAGGATGGGAAGTACTCGGCACATTCCTTGGAATAGTACCAGTAACTACCATTATCAAAGAAGTCAAATCCAAACAAGACCGTACTGTAGGATATGTTGCTCGTGCAACATTATACCAAAACCCGATCATTGAGAATGATGAGATTGTTGGTGGAACTGTGATTGCAAGGGCTGAGGCTCAGGCTGATAAGTCTGGTTTCCAAAAGGATTTATTTGCGATTGCGAGTATGGCTCAGACCCGTGCTTTGGGTAAGGCTTATCGTATGGGTTTGTCTTGGATTATGAAAATGGCTGGTTTTGAGGGCACTCCTGCTGAGGAGATGCCTAAGTTCCGTGGAGGCAAATAAACTAGGGAAGTGTTACATAATGTAACACTTTCATTGACTATTATTTAGTGAAATAATTTGTATTAGCATAAATTTTAGAGGAGAATAAGCATATGGCATTAAAAAGCAAAAAAGAAGGACAAATATCATTCGAAGACCTAATGGAAGACTTCGAAGCAGAATACACAGAAGAAATAGAATACACAACCATATCAGGTAAACCACAAACCAACGTACAAACATTCGACAAACTATCAATCTACGATTTCGACATAGGAGAAGATATAACCGGAAAACCAGAAATCACACACTTCAAAAACGATGACAGAAAATACGATTCATTACGTGTAAGAATCATCAACGAAGACCAATTCGTAGACCTATACATCAACATACCAAAACCAGACAATAAAGGATTCGTGAAAAACATAAGAAAAGAATTCGATTTCTATCGTACAGCATACGACTTCATCTATTCAGTACTCCGTTATCAAGACGAAGCCAATGTCGTAGATGAAAACGGTGAAGAAAAAAACAACTTCAAAAAAGTCAACATATTACTCTTCGCTAAATATGTAGACCAAATGGAGAATATAGGAGTAAGACTAATCGAAGGAAACTCTGATAGTGACTATGACAGTTGGATAATCTACAAAATGGAATAAAGGAGTATTATATGAGTCAAGTAGAACAGAAAAAAGCAGGATACAGAAACCTAAACAAAGAAACCTGCGACAACATAATCAAAGTAATCAAAGAATTACCATACAATGATATTGAAATAGATGAAAACATCCTACCCTACATCATACAATGGTTATTCGACATTTACATTGATTATGAATCTACTTGCTACATAATAAGCCAAATAACCAATATAAACAGACTCCAACAAAAAATCAATGACATATACAATAGGAACATAATCCCATTACCACACAAAACACAATTAACAGAATACCTAACAAAACAAGAATACACAAACATAACACAAGCAATAGAACCAAGAAAAACAGAAGACATAATCAAAGGCGAAATCGATGACGAAACCAGTCTAATCCTAAACTACAAACTACAAAGAATCTACCAATTAAAAGAAGCAAAAACCAAAAAAGGAAAAGACAAACTCACACCAGTCATCGAAGCAATACCAGAAAAACTCGAAGTCATCGACACACTACTATTAGATCAACCAAGAACATTCAAGATATGGTGGAAATCTAAACTAAGTGAAAGAATCTTCGTAACTGCTGGTGAAGGTAATGGTGCAACAATCCCTGAAATCGAACAGTACCTGATTAATGCAGGGTTCAGTCACAGTCCAAGATTAGTGGCTGGAGCATTATCATGTACAATAAACACATTAATCGAAAAGAAAATCGCAGTAATCAAACAAGACATTGATAATCCTGGGTTCTACTATGATATTAACAAGGATAAAGCATTAGTTGTTAAAAAAGACATCACAGAACCTACCAGTAAAGAAGTATTATCATGTATTAAAATCTTGGAAGAATTAAAAAAATTCTTTAAAGATAATACTCGCACATTATCAACTGTTTTAAAATGGAGTGTAATGTCAGAGTTCAGTTATGCTATGAAACAAGCTGGAAAATGGATGCCATGGATGTACTTGAAAGGTTCTGCAGGAAGTGGTAAAACTACTGTTGCAAAAGTAGGTTTATTCATTCATGGTGAACCTACTCCAACCAATAATATTGGTGGAAGTAGTGCTGATACAGTAGCCCGTTTAGGTGCTGTGATTAGTCAAAGTTGTGATTTTGTTTTAATCAATGAACCTGCTGCAATGTTCAACCGTAAATCCACTAATGAAATGGTGAAAGTATGTGTAGAATCAACTACTGGTAGAAGTAAATTCCGTGGTAGTTACTATGGAAGTATCCCTGCTTTCAGTCCAGTATTATTCACCGCTAATCAATATTTACCTGAAGATGATGCATTACTTCGTAGAATGTATGTGTTAAGCTTTAGTTATAGTCAGCGTAAAACAGAGCATGAGAAGAAAATGTTTGAAGAGAAATTTCATATTGATACTCCAAGCATTAGTCCTTTGAAGAAATTGAATGTTTTAGGTAGATTTGCATTAAGACATCTACTATCTAATCCATCAAAATTATTGGATGATTGGCGGGAAGTAGCAGATGAAATAGTCTCTTTATTTTATGATATGGTTGGTAGTGAAGTACCATTATGGTTAAGTGAATGGGCAGAATCAGAGAACTTGGAAGACTTTGATGATAACCAAAGAGAAGAAATCCGTAGTTTCTTTGTATCACAATTCAATCAAGTATCTAAAACTATGCCTATAATTGATGATTATGGTAATAAAAAATCCACATTAGATATTGAAGGTGCATCAACCGCTGATGACTTTGAAGATATTAACTGGAATATTATCAACAATCGTAGATTAACATGGGCATTACCTCATATTAGTGCTCATGAAACAAGGTATGTTTGTTTAACTCAAAGTTTAAGAAAAGCATTATCATCGGAAGTAGAATTCTGCAGCGATTTAAAAAGTATTGGTGAATTACTTGGATGGGATTACAAAAACAATAAATTCAGTAATGGTAAGCAATCTAAAGTTATTAAGGTTAAGTTTGATGATTTTATGGAGTTTATGTATCCTGGTATTATGTTTGATGAGGAGGATTAAATTTTATGGTCTGGTTACCTGGGTTACTTTTGGGTGAAGTAACTGAACAAAACATTCTATGGTCTTTAATCATATGTTTTAAGGATTGTATGGGGTTTTTGTTTGTGGTTACTTTTCTGGACAACACAACCCTACTTCTTGAAAAAAACATGCAATGGGTAGTAAGTAACCAAGTAACTAGGTAACCAAAAAAGTAGCAAGTAACTAGGTAACTAGGTAACTACGGATAAATGGTGATAAAAAATGAATAAATGCGAATATGATCCATCAGGAAAACATTGTACACATAAACATTATTGCATATTCAACAAGAACAGAACCAATCTTGAAAATAAAATAATGAAATTAGGTACTAAACTTGAAGAATACCATCATATCAAGCATTGTTTCATTAATGGGGAAATCATCTATCATGATGATTTAAAAGATTATTATACTATTGAAATAACTGGATATGTTGGTGTAGATGAAGAAAAACATTATAAAACTGGTGTAAAAGTAAATGATAATTTTATAAGTGTGTTAAATCGTAAAATAGATAATTTAAATTATGATTTGAAGAATTTAGTGAAATATCGTGAAGATATTATTCATGGGAAGATAAATGGATTCGGGTATGGTGATTAATGATGAGTGAGATTACTACTACTGATTTCCTGGATATGACTCTCAGAGAAATTAGTGATTACTTGGAAGATATGGAGTATGAGTCAGCAGTACTTGACGGTACAAGCAAATATGGTAATCGTATGCGTTTAAGAGTAACATTAAAACCAATAGGTGATAATGATGATGAATGAATTGGAACGTGAAATCGGATATGACTTAGAAGAGTGGACAATCTTGATCACTGAATTGTCTGATAAAGAAGTTGAGTTGAAAAAGTTGAAAGAAAAATATGCTACAAAAGAATTTGAGATTGTATTTATGAGTGACATTGATTTTAAATCATTGTATGGTAGTACAGCAGAAAAAGTTCGTAAGCAACATGCAAGTAATGAGTTACATGCTTTGAAGTGTAGGATTGATGATTTGGAATTTTGTGTTAATTATTTGAATCGTAGGATTAGTTTCTTGAAAGAATTAATCCGTACTAAAAGAACATTAATGGAGATTAAGGAATGAAAGTGTTTATTGATTCAAGGGAGCAGTCAAGGATTAAACAAGCAAGCGAGTATTATACTAAACAAGGATTGACTGTGGAAGTACAGGAACTACCAATCGGAGATTACCTATTCACTGATGGAAACGATGAAGTAGTTTTCGAGTTTAAAACAATTGCTGATTTCGTAGCATCAATACAAGATAATCGTGTGTTTAACGAAGCTTTGAATCAAGCAGAAAACTATAATCATCACTTTGTAGTAATACAAGGTGATGAATCAACAAGGGCTAAATGTTTAGCATTCACAAAAAACTACCGTAGGGTTACAATATTCCAGTATCATGGAGCAATCGCACGATTAAACACCTACACCACAGTATTGGAGTCATATAGTCCATTCATCAATGAAGCATTCTATAAAATGTTGGTGCAGACCCGTAAATGCTTATCGGATAAACCAATTGTCCGTAAATTCCCTAAAAAGACAAGTAACCCTGCATTTAATTTTTTGTGTGGTTGTATCTATGGAATTAACCATAAAAAAGCAAATCAAATAGTTAACACTTATCATTTAGAATCATTACATGATTTAATGAAACTAACCGAAGAAGATTTAATGGAAATTGATGGTATCGGTGAGAAAAACGCAGAGAAAATCTTGGAGGCGATACAATGAACTTCACATTAAAACAAACACCTTACTACTCATACAATATGGATGAACTAATAAAAGACTACGAAAACATGGAATTATCCGTTAATGAAATCAAAGAGAAGTATAATATTGGTAGTGGTGCTTGGCAGACAGTACTCAAACGATTAAAAGAACATGGTGTTACAATGAGAGGATACAGTAAAACACAACCAGTAAGGAAAGCAAAACACTATTATTTTGACAGGTCTATTAAGGCTTATCGTGTTCACAAATATATCGGAGATAAACATTATCTTTTTGGTAGTTATAATACGGAAAAAGAAGCTCAAGCACGAGTTGAAGAACTTAAAAGGAATAATTGGGAGGGTTTAATTGATGATTAAGGCGATTGATGAATTAAAGAAGACTCATGAGGAAATGGGTATGGTGTTAAATGATTTAGCGGTTTTGGAGGATGGTGTAGGCTCTGATTACAGTCCCGTAACTATTGATTATCGTTGGTTGTGTCAGGAGTTGAAACATCGTAGGACTACTTTACAGAAACGAGGACGAACATTATAATAATGTGGGTGGATTATGGGAGAAGGAGAAATAATTGCAAAAAGACAAGATAAAGCAAATCATATGAAATATGGTGTTGTTGGTGAAGCATTTGATGATGTTGATGCAATACTCGCAGATGCTGATGCTAAATATGAAGCTATTTATCAGGAATTCAAAAAAGTATGGATTGAATATCCTACATTGTCTAAAAAAGAAGCCTTCATGAAAATAGGTAGAACATATAATCCTGATGGATTCTTAGCCAAGCATGTTAATCGTAGGTTAGTTGAGGATGGTTTGCCGGTAACTCATAAAAAGGAAGTTAACTTTGAAATAAAAGAATTATCAACTGAAGAAAGAAATCAGGAACTTGAAGATATTTATCAAGATTTTAAAAAGATATGGGTTGATAATCCCAATATTAGTAAAAGGGATGCATTTAAACAATTGGATAGGAATTATCAATCTGGAGATAATTTAGCTAAGTATATTAATGAGCGATTAGCTGAAGATGGTCTTCCTACCAAACATGCGGGTAAAATCCATTCATATTCAAAAATCCATCCTAAGATTTCTAAAGAAGAGTATCCGAAAAAGTATGAAGAGTACAAAGATTTATTCTTTAATAGTACGCACACTACTAAAGAGATATATGAATTAATTGGTGTATGTCGGAATAGAAAAGGTGCTCATGAGTATATTCTTGAAAAAAGTAAAGAAGAGGGTTTAAATGCACATGTTCGTGTTCATCAATTGAAAAATGCTGAGAAAAATGGTGAAAAGTTTATTTTTTCTGTAGATAATGAAGAAGTTGATGGAAAATATGAGGAAATATTTCAAGAGTATAAACATTTGTTTTTAACTACTGATTTATCTGTTAGTGATATTCGTGAAAAACTAGGAGTTACTTCTTATAATGATTATAAAGGTAAATATATTACTAGAAGGTGTAAAGAAGAGAATTTGAAGGGTAATGTTAGGAGAAAACAGTTAGAAAATGATAAAGTGAAATCTCCTGCTAAAAAATCTAAAAAAGCTAAAAGTAAAAAGAAAAAACAAACTCCTAAACCTAAAAATAATAAGAAAGGAAATAGAGTTGGGGTTCATAATAGTCCTGGTTTTTCAGACCATGTTAAAAAATGTGTAGAAAAAAGTAATGATGTATTCAATAAATTTTTTATGGATCGTAATGTAAAACGTGCGACACAAAAAGGATACGAAGCAACTTTTCATAGATGGTTTAATTATCATGGGGATAAGTATGATACTATTCAAGATTGTCTTGATTTATACATGGGAGAGGAGGATAAAAGAATTCCTATGAGGGATAGGAGTATTAAAAAAGAGTTATTGGGATTTCGTGAATCATTACTTGAAGACCCAGGTATTAAATCAGATAAATCTGTGAAAAGTTATTTTAGTAAAATGGGTAGTTTTTTCAGACATTTTGGTTTGGAAATGCCTGCATTGCCTCAGGTTAAATTGGAGAAAGGTTATGTTTCTAGTTATAATGATTTACCTACTCATGCTATGATTAAAACGGCTTGTGAACAATCTCCTTTAGATTTAAAAGCATTGATTTTATTTATGAGTAGTAGTGGGAGTGCTAAGGCTGAAACTTTAAGTATTACTGTAGGTATGTTTCTTAAAGGTTGTGATGATTATCTTGAAGAACCAGCATCTCCTGAGAATATTCCTGAAACATTAAAAGCATTAGATAATCGTCATGATATTATCCCATTAATTTATCTGAGACGGATTAAAACTGATAAATGGTATCATACTTGTTGTAGTCCTGAAGCATCTTTTATGATTATTGAATCATTAAAAATTCGTGACGATTTTGATTGGGATGATAAATTATTTGATTATACATCTAGTCTAATTTTGGCCAAATTTCAAGAGATTAATGATAATAATAATTGGGGTCATGTTGGTGCTTATCGTAGATTCCGTAGCCATACTCTCAGGAAGTTTATGGCTTCTAATATTGGTTTGCCTAGAGACCAAGTGGATAGTTTTCAAGGAAGAGCAAAGGATATGATTCAGGAAGCTTATTTTAAACAAGACCCTCAAAGTTTGAAGAAAATTTATTTGGATGCTATGCATCGGGTTATGGTTTATGATAACTGGGGTCATGGTACTACTCCTGAAGAACTTGAAAAAAAGGCTAAAAGATTATTTAATAATTTTAATGATGATGAGAAAATTATTGATTTATCAAGTATACCATCTACTCCTGAAGAGATTAAAACCAGCATTGGTTTAGGTGAAGATGATAAAGCAACTACTGTTAGTAAAAAGAATCTTACTAGGAACACTAACTCTGCTAATAGTATGCCTGTTACTCCACCAGTTCAAGTTCCTGTAGGTACTATTCCTGGAGGGATTAGTATTTCTGAGGAGTTGTTGAATTATGCTAAGTTAATGGATATGGGTTTAATAAGTATTGCTGAGTTTAATCGTATCAAACAGAAATTATTAGGAGGTATGTTATATTGAGTGATATTAATTTGATTCATGGTGATTGTTTAACTGAAATGGATAAACTCATAGGGAGGGGGCAAAAAGTGGATTTAATATTAACTGATATTCCATACGGCACTACTAAATGTAAATGGGATAATATTATTCCTTTTGATGAAATGTGGGATTGTATACATGGTTTATCTAATCCAACTACCCCTATTGTATTGTTTGGTGATGAACCATTCAGCAGTAGATTAAGATTGTCTAATCTTAAAGAGTACAAATATGACTGGGTTTGGATTAAAGAGGGGGCTTCGAATATTTTTAATGCTAAAAGAAGACCTTTGAAGTATCATGAGAATATTATGGTGTTCTATGATAAACAGTGTAAGTTTTATCCTGATAGGATTAAAATTCCTAGATTATCTCGTAGAGTGGAACAAGGTCAAAAAAATGGTTGGGTTGGTGTTTTTGAAGCTAAGTCTCAGGTAAGTGGTGATGGAACTAAAACTGGTAAGTATATTAGTGATTTTTCTAAGTATAACAAAAATTGGAAGAATCCATCTCAGCATATTTTTTTTAGTAGAGTTAAAGCGAATAGTCATGAGAAAGTAGATCATCCAACACAAAAACCAGTTAAACTGATGGAACATTTTATTGAAGCATATACTGATAAAGGTGATACTGTATTAGATTTCACTATGGGCTCAGGTACAACGGGTGTAGCTTCTAAAAGATTAGATAGAAATTTTATAGGTATTGAATTAAATGAAGATTATTTTAATATGGCTGTTAATCGTATGAAAAGTATACAAACTAAATTGGTATGATAATTATGAGTGAGAATAGGTTCAGATTTGTGTATGGAACAACACATGATGAATGTGTTACTGCAGATGGAAATAATGGAGAGTATATCTGCTCCGAAATAAGATTAGTAAAAATTTTAAACCAATTAGACGAACAAAACCAGTTAATGGAAAATAAACTTAATGAATTAGGTTTTAGATTATTTTACAAGATGGAAGATTATGATATGACTAAAAAATCATTCAAGCCATTATTCAAAGAACATCCCCAGGATTCTGATAATGGTGAATGGGTTTTGCTTAGTGATAAACAGTATGAAAAGATTAAAGAACAAAAATTGTTAGGTGATTATTATGACTAATATTCATTCTGATTGTGAAAACTATAATGGTAAAAAAGACTACTGTTTGAAGTTCTTTGAAGAGAATGTATCAGAGAAATATCAAACTTGTAAGGAGTATTCTGAATTTGATGATAAGGAATTAAGCCGTAAATGGAGTAACTAATATGGTTAATTTTATAACAGTAAGAATAGATGACAAAGCATGTGATTACTGCCTCGAATGTGTGAGTGCATGTCCAAACGGTGCATTAACATATTACAGAGCATGCTTCATGCATAATGCTTATGAATGTGCTTATTGCGAGGTATGTATGGATGTATGTGAACATGAAGCAATAACAATACTACCAATGGAGTGAATTGATGATAAACCATTCATTCCTAATCAATGTTAAAGAATTAATGCACCAGTTACTACCAAGACCAAAAAAGAAAAACAGTCTTGATGATGACCGTGCTGAGTCAATTGATCAATTACCCATAATCAAAATAAGATGTGATTTAAATGCAATTGAAGGACTTTATAACAAATTTTAGCGAGGAATACTATGTTAGCAATCTGGACGATATTAACGGTGGTTGTATTACTACTCATATTGTGGGGGACATATACCTAATACGGAATGGTGATATATATGACAGATAACTTATCTTGGCAAGAAATACATGAATTACTAAACACTATGACACAGAAACTGGAAACACAACAAACAGTAACTCGCACAATTAGCAGAACTAACTACAACGAACTGTTAAGTGTTTTAACTAATCGTACAAGTTTTAAATACGATAAGGAACTCCATTTAAAACTCAATATTCAAGATGGTGTGATTAGTATTACATTAAAAAAAAGAGGGTGAAAGTATGCTTTGTGGAAATTGCAAATGCTACACAGGGTACCAGTTTCATGCTGAAACTGGAAGATGTAGGAGATATAACATTACGGTTCAATTACGGACACGATGTTTAGATAAACAGAATTATAGTTGTAAGTGTATGGTTCGTGAGTGTATGGATAAAAAAGGTGATGTAGAATGACTGAAAAAAGAAAACATATTTGTTTTACTTGTAAACATTGGGGAATAGTCAATTATTGTAAACTTAAAAAGAAAACGAGGTATCATTCATCTTCTTGTAAAAAATGGGAGGATGCATTAAAATGACTGAAAAACGATATAAACGATTGGTATCAAGTATTGATTATTATTATTGTATTGATACAACAAATGATGATAAAGGATTTACCGAAGAAGAAATCATAAAAGAATTAGAAAATTACACAGGTAGATGATTTAGAATGACTGAAAAAGAATATTTTCGACCAATTGATGATTTAGCAGTAGGAACTATATGGGTTGATGATTGTGGTTTCAGATGGATATATATGGGTAATGGTAAATGGCGAGGAATGTGTACTGCATTTCCAACAGGTGATGTGGAATGACTGATAAATACGAAGAATTCAAAAAATGGATAAACCAATCAAAATACGGATTCATAAACACCCAAAAAAGGGAATTAGAACCAGACAAAAAAATATTCGAAAAATTCGAATCAAAAGAAAACACAACAATAAAAAAATTACAAAACATCTGCCAAAAATACAAAATCCCATTCAACGATCTACCAGAAGTACTTGAAGAATACATAGCCACTGATAACGAAGAATACTTAGAAAAGTTAAGGAGTCAAAGGGAATGAGATACACAATACTAAACAAACACTACATAGAAGACACAATAACAGGGCATAAAATCACATTAACAGAAGCCTGTCAACTATTAAACAAGTATGATGAACAAGTCAATACAAGTAAAAGATTCGAGGTATTAAAATGAACCTGGATAATCAGAAACTCAGAGCAATACAAACCACGAAAGCCGAACTCAAAAAACAACTAGAACAAACACATGATGAACACATCAGACAGAAACTAGAACACCAAATACACTGCCTATCAATGGAAGAAACAGAAACCCTACATAAACTAAACATACGACTAAACGACATCATACTAACAGAAGAGGAAAAAACAGAATGAAAAACAAAATAAAAAAATACAACAAACCATACATACCTGGAGAAAAAAGAAGCAACAATTACAACAAAAAAATCTTCCAAGAAAAAACACTAAAAAATCGTACACTAATACTAGACGAACTACTCCAGGAATGCCCCGAAGACTTACAATTAAACAAAGACCAGAAAATAATGGCAAGAAACCTAATAAACACATTCAACAACAAATTCAAATACCTGCACGGAAACAGCAGCGAAACAAGAATAATATTAGGTTTCATATTCTACCTCAAAAAAGTAGACAATAGCCGAATAAAACCTGAAGATTATAGTATATGTAAAAAATATGGATTAACAACCCCAATATTCGTGAATATCAGTTGCAAAATATCTTATTACTATATGGTAACTAGTCCATTAACAATAAGACAAACAACAAGATATGACCACGAAATATTAATAAAAAACGGTACACACTAAGTACCTCCACTAACCACTAATAGTATATTAGTAGGAGCTGACTATGGATTATCAAACCTACGAAAAAAAATTCCTCAAAAAAATACAATTAGTCTCAATTAGGAGAGCGAGACTAATACCCAATAATGAAAACACCTCACGATGTCCAGAATGTGGAGCAAAAACAATATTAGACATGGACAGAGGAGAACGATACTGCCGAAACTGCGGTTTAGTAGTCAAAGCAAGTATCCATTATGTAGGAAACAAGTATATTGATGATCCATACGGCACACTATTATTCGGGTAGGACAATGGTTTATTTTTTTTTTTAATGGAAAAAAAGAGAGAGAGTAAAATATTATTAATCTCTTAAAAAACAAACACCAGGTAAAAAAAACAACAGACTGTCAAAAATTTTCAATCAAAAATAGAGACCTCTATAAAAAAAATACAAACTTTTCCGCAAAAAACAAGGCAATGTTTTTTACACTTTTCGATAAAATAAAAGATATAGCTCCTATTCTCTCTTTTTAATGTAGGTTCAAATCCTACACTACCCCATCCACAAAAAAATATAAAGGAATGATTTTATAATGGATTTAGATAAAAACAACCTATCAACAATATTCGTATTCGTATACATGTTAATTGCACCATTACTCGTAAAATATGGGATTGACATAAATCAGGAAATATTCGTATCAGCAATGGTAGCACTCGTCGGATTAATAGGTGCAATATACAGTGCAATCCATCCGAACAAAATAAAAGCATTCGGAAATTCTGGTGATGAGGATGGAGGAGCATAAATGCATACATGAAAAAGAAATACAAGACTATGGAATACAAATAACAGAACTAAAAACCCGTAGCGATTACAAGGAACAATCAATCATGGAAATAAAAGATGAATTAAAAGAGATTAACGGTAAAATAGATGCAATAAACGAGAATGTTAACAGATTAATCTTACAATCCACCAAAGACGATGATAAATTAGAATTAGAATTAACTGCTTTAAAAACACAATTAAAAAACTTGAAAAAAGAATTAGACGATAAAGACGAGGAATCTAATAAAAGAATCAATCGGATATTAGTCATTGTAGGATTAGTATTTAGTGGCGTAACAATTGTATTAAATGTGTTATTCAGAATGTTATAAAAAAACGGTGATGATACTCATGGAAATAGTTAAAGTTAAAATCAACGACTTAATCAGTCCAGATTACAATCCACGAACAATAACAGACGAGGAACTATCTAAATTAAAAGATAGTCTTGAGGAATTTGGGTATATATCCCCAATTATAGTGAATCAACATAATAACCATATTGTTGGAGGAAACCAAAGATACGAATGCTTAAAAGCATTGGGTTACGATGAAATAGATGTAATCTATATAAACGAACCAGATTTACAACGTGAAAAAGCATTGAATATCAGATTAAATAATCTTTCAGGTGAATGGGATACTGGTAAACTAGAAACAATTTTTAATGAATTTGAATCAACAGGATTCAACAGTGATATGACCGGTTTCACTAATAGTGAGATTACCGGATTTAATACTCTAGAAGTAGAGAGAGAGAGAGCAAATGATGAATCTTTCATAATACCTGACGACGAACCCGAGTATGACGAATCAATAGCAGACACTATTGAAACGATCACCTGCCCAAGGTGTGGATATGAACTCCCAAAAAATTAAACCCAAAGTCATATCCACATTCAGCGGATGTGGCGGTTCAAGCATGGGATACCACTTAGCAGGTTATGAAGTACTACTTGCAGTGGAAATGGATGAACATGCAGTAGCAACATATAAAAAAAATTTCCCAAACACAACAATCTATCATGGGGATATACATAATTTAACTGTTGAAAAAATTTTAGAAAAAACAAAACTAAAACCAGGGGAATTAGATTTATTTGACGGCTCACCTCCCTGCCAAGGATTCAGCATGTCCGGTAAACGAGAATACTGTGACCCAAAAAATCAATTATACAATGAATACATCAGATTACTCAAAGGATTACAACCAAAAACATTCGTAATGGAAAATGTCAAAGGATTAGTAACTGGAGACATGAAATTAATATTCAAAGATATACTTACACAACTAAAAAAATGCGGATATGATGTTAAGGTCAAATTAATGAATGCAATGTACTATAATTGTGCAACATCAAGACAAAGAGTTATTTTTATAGGAGTAAGAAATGATTTAAACATACCTGCATCACACCCAAAACCACAAACAAAACCAATAACAATAAAACAATGCCTAAAAAATTATAAATCAAAATATCCACCAAAATTTCCAACAAATGATTTCATAATAAAAACAATTAAAAAAGTAAAACCTGGAGAATCATTTGCAAAATACCACCCAAAAGGAAATTACTTCAATTATGTAAAATTAGACATAAACAAACCCTGCCCAACAATCCAAAGGTCAGGATACGGACAATCATTTATAGGTGAAAGAATCTTACAATCAGATGAAGCAGCATTATTACAATCATTCCCAAAAAATTATAAATGGATAGGTCCACCATCAAAACAATATGAAAGAATAGGTAATAGTGTACCTCCAAATTTAATGAAAGCAATAGCATTACACATAAAAAACAACATCCTAAACAAAGTAAATCACTAATCGAGTTTTCAGTGTTTACAGTATATAAAAAAAGGAAAACTGATTTTATATGGCATTATATAACAGAAAATTGACTGATGAAGTTCAAGATACAATAGTCAAAGCATTAGAAAATGGTATGGCTATTAAATCTGCATGTGGTCAAGCACGCATATCCGAAAAAACATTCTATAATTGGTACAATAAAGGTGCTGAAAAGAAGTCAGGTAAATACCGTGACTTTCATGATGCAGTTGACAATGCGAAAGATGTTGCTCAATCGAATTTTGAAAATGTGATTGCGTCGGCAGCTAATAATGGTACGTGGCAAGCTGCTGCATGGTGGCTTGAGAGACGTAGACCTGAAATGTATAAACTAAAAGAACAACATGAAATCGAAGCTAAAGTTGACTCCGAGGTTACTATTAACCGTATGGAATTAGTTAAACAAAAAAGGAAAGAATTAAATGACCTTAGACGTGGCAATAGAACCAAATGAATATCTACTGCCAGAAATTAGTTGTAAGCCTGAGGATATAACGGATTATACTCCTTATGATATATACACTTCATTCACAGTTAAAGATAGTTTACCAGCAGAGCATATTTATGAAATAAGCGAAGCTTTGATGGATACATTATTTGATGATGATTGTCCTAATCGTTTAACTGTATCTCAACCACCACGTACTGCAAAATCAAGTTTAATCACATTATCATTTCCATTCTGGTTAATCTTAATGGATCCAGAATTAAATATTTTAATAGTCAATTATTCCCAAGGTTTAGCAGATGATTTCGGAATAATACTAAGACAATTATTCATAGATAATGCTGACCTACTAGCTTATTATGACATATATTTATCTGATAAAGAACACAGCCGAACTAAATTCAGATTTGAGAATAGTAAAGGTGAATTATTAGGTAGTGTAAAATTAACTGGAGTCGGAGGTCCGATTACAGGACGAGATGTTGATATATGTATATGTGATGATTTAATCAAAGGTTTTAGTGATTGCACACCAACATTACTTGATAAGCTCTATGAATGGTTTAAAAATATTCTTATACCTCGTTTAGAACCCCACAGTAAATTATTCATGCTTGGGACAAGATGGCATACTCAAGATGTCATCGGCAGGTTAATGAAAGAACAATCTGACAAATACAAGTTCATAACATTAAAAGCATTGAATGATGATGGTTCTTGCATATGGCCTAACAAATACACTCCAGAATTCTTTGAAGAACGAAGAAAAGAAGTAGGAGACAGAGTATTTGAAGCTCAATACCAAGGCCAACCATTAGATGAAACCGGAGATTACTTTAACTTAGACAATATTATTTTTGAAGAAACCTTTGACTATAACAGCCCGTTAATCACCGGTCGGGTCAGGTCATGGGACTTCGCATATTCTGCTGAGGAACCCGGAAAAGACAACGATTTCACTGCATCATGTAAAGTCTACAGAGTATTAGATGATACTTATTATGTGACAGATGTATCTATGGAAAGATATGGTGATGAATTACTGAATATTGTTAAACGTACTGCTAAACATGATACACCAAATTTCAAAATACTAATGGAAACCGGAACCAAAGGTGGTGCAGCTAAAGAATTGTACAACCAATACAAGAAACATTTCACTGGTTATATGACAGAACAATCAGAACCTATCGGTAGTAAAGTTGACCGTGCTAATGCTTTAAAATATGCAATACTCCAGGGTAAAATACGATTCGTTTTAAACCCTGAGCAACGTGAATTATTATTAGGACAATTGAAAGGATTTCCATTAGCAAAACACGATGACCTTATAGATGCTTTATCTTATTCTATACTTTACTTCGACGAACATAAATCTTCTGAAATACGAACTGGTGGAAAAAGAAAAAGAAGGAGCCTATGACCATAATGACATTAATAGACGATATTACAAAAACAGTTAAAAGATTATTCAAAAGAACCAGTTTCAACAGTAATGTTGGCTACACCAGAACACGTAAAAACAAGATTAGTCTAAAAACTGAAGAAGACTACATTGACTATGAAACCGGATGCAAAATATTAAAAGACACACAAGTCAGCACAGGTTTTGACATACTCAAATATGTATTATCTAGTAAACAATGGGTACTGGTAGCCAATGAAAAAGACACGGATAACACTGTCTTTGATTTCATAAACAATATGTTATTCAATATGAAAACAGAATTGAACGAGATAGTTAAACAAGAAATCACTGCTGTATTATGGGGTCATTGTGTACATGAAATAATCTATGACTTAGACAGTGATGGTAAACTATATGTCAAAAACATAGTACCCGTCCATATTAAAACTTTACAGGATGACCCTTTCATCTATGATAGTGATGGTGAACTCATCAGTATCCATCAAGAATGGGATAATGTTGATGTTGAAATACCAGTTAATAAAATCTTGAAATATACTTTTAATGCTAATTATGATGAGGATTATGGTAATGGTTTACTACTTGACTTCAAACCTATAGTTGAAGATAAGATGAATATTAATGACTGGTTAATGAGTTTCCTGGAGCAACATGAGAACCCAGTAATTTATGGTAAGACTGATGATCCAACTAGTCGTGATGCTATTCTCAGTGCCTTGTATGATATTGAAGGTGGAGATACTCGTATTGTTGTAGGTTCCCAGGATGATTTAGGTGTGTTGGAGTCTAGTCATCGTGGTGAAACATTCTTTAATACTTTACAGCGTAAAGATAATGAGATATTCCGTCGTTTTTATCTTGGTAATTTATTATTAGGTGATAATAGTCAGACGGGTACTTATGCTCAATCACAGACTCAAATGGAATTTGGTCAGATTGTTTTTGATGGATTATTAGAAGAAATTGCTAATTGTTTCCAGAAGCAAGTGATTAATCGTATTGTGGAATGGAATTATGGGGATATAAGTTTAGCACCTACAATTAGTTTTGATAAGTTCACTAGTGGTGACCTTGAACGTTTATTCAATATTATCAAACCATTAATGGATAGTGGTGTTGTAGATAGTGAGAATAAAACTGTACAAGATAGTATTGCATTATTATTCAAGAAAGAAACTGGTTTACATTATGAGAATACTGAACCGGACATGTCTGGTTTAGGTGAGGTGTTTGATTTACCACCTTCTCCTAATGATAAGAGCACAGAAGAAATATTGGATAATCTGTCTGGTGTTGATGGTGCAACATTAACTGATGATATACTCAATGAGGTCACTTAAAGATGGTTTCTGTTGATAAGCTCATTAAAGTAGGTGTGAAATATACTGATAATTACTTTGAGCAGTTGAAAAAACTTTATACTAACGCATATAACAAGAATAATACTTTGGAAGATTTCTTGAATGATACACGAGATTATAGTATAAGTAACCCATTAGAAGCTAACGGTTTCAATGAAACATTAAGCAACATTATTGCAGCGAGTACTAATGATATACGATTCAGCAGACCAGCACAAAAACAGTTAATGAATACCATTATCAAGAACACTACTGGGGAGTTAATAACTAATGTTGGTGATGATGTTAAACAATCAGTAAGAGACATCGTAGCCCGAGGTTATAATACTGGTACTTTGAGTCGTGAGAATGTGGCTAAAGAAATAGAATCCACATTAGATAGTATTAATAATACAAGAGCACGTACAATAGCTCGTACTGAAATCAAAAGAGCACAAACCACCAGTAACTATGTTGTTGCACGTGAACGTGGAGCAAACTGTTATACTTACAAATGTGGAGCATCACCATGCTCTTTATGTGAAGAGGATTGTGGCGAAGTATTTCCAATTACTGATTTGGAGCATTTACCGCCAAGGCATCCTAATTCATATCATAAAGATACAAAGGTATTCACTAGTAAAGGATGGAAAGCTGTGTCTGATATAACTTATGAAGATAAACTTGCTACATTAAACCCTGAAACTGAGCAAATAGAATTCCATAAACCAAAAGGATTAGTCTCTCATTATGAAACCGAATTAATTGAAATAAAAGATAAATGGTTTAACATTCAAATAACAAAAGACCATGATTGTTTTATTCATCAAAGAAGAGATGGAGGAAAACAAGGAAGATATATGGAACCACAATTCCGTAAACCCTCTGAATTAACAAGTGAAAGTAAATTTGTCAGAACAATTTCATCCGACCGTGAATGTGATGAATATCTTAACATTAACGGAGTAACTATTCATAAAAATGATTATGCATTCTTAATGGCATGGTATCTTAGTGAAGGTTCCTGTAATCGTGATAATTATATTGTTATTGCTCAATTAAAATCAGATATTAGAGTTTATTTAAAATCTGAATTAGCAGGGATAGCTGACCGTCTTAATTCTAAATTCTATGAGTGGAAACAAGGCTTTGCATTGAAAAATGATAACTTATTGGAATATTTAAAAGTTTTAGGACATTCTCATGAGAAATACATCCCAAAAGAATTGTTTAAATTAGACAATGAATCATTACAAATCTTTTTAGACAATTACCTATTAGGAGATGGTCATAAAAGAACATCTAAAAAGTATAATAGTGTTGAAGAATGTATTTTCACTTCAAGCACCCGTTTAAGAGATGGAATCTGTTTTATCGCAGTGTTATGTGGGTATAACCCTACCATATATAAACATAGTGAGAAAGGAAAACTTGTTAAACATCATAATGGGGATTATGTACAAAATTATGATATTTGGGGTATCAGATTAAATCGTACGCATTACACTAAGTTTAAATCAGGTATGATGTCTGTTAAAGGATATGATGATATTGTTTATTGTGTCGATTTACCTCCATACCATACTTTGTTAGTGTGTTTTGATGGTAAGACGAGTTGGAATGGTAATTGTATGTGTGGTGTTACATTCCGCAAAGACCCTAATTTCGAAGAATAGATTTTTCATGTTTATTTTTTTTTATATAAAAAAATAATTTAAAAGGTGATTAGTAAATGAATGAAGAAGAATATGAATCAAAAATAGCTGAATTAGAACAACAACTAAAAGAAGCACAAGAAAACAATCAGAATAATGATGATTTTAGTGAAATAAAAGAAAAATATGAGAAAATCATTGAAGAAAAAAACACTGAAATCAACGAATTACAAAATGAAGTTAAAACTACTCAAAAAAGTGTAAATGACACTGTGGACAAGCTCAACGATGAAATACAAGCAAGACTTGATGCGAACGAACAATACCAGAAAATGTTAGCAACAGTCGAAGAATTAGAGAAAGAAAAAGCAGAAGCCACAGTCGATACATTAATAAAACAGGGAAAACTAGTACCTGCACAAAAAGAAATGGCATTAGAATTCTGTTTAAACGATGCCGATAAATTTTTAGATTTATACCGTGATGCAAAACCAATAGTGGAAACTGAACCTAAAAGGAAAAGTATCCCATCAGGTACTGCAGAACGTATAGCAAAATTTTTCACAAACTAAAATATTTTTTTTTGATATGGAGGATAGAAAACTATGGTAAATATGTATAAAGGATTAACAATCCCATGCAAAGCAGTAGAAGGTACAATCACCATAACCGACACCGTAAGTGTCACCGGTGACTCAAAAAAACCAGTACTTTCCAACCCAATAGCACAAGGCGATGCAGTAGCAATCACCGGAGACTTACAAGTAGAAAAAGCAACCGGTTCCAACGGAACCATCATAGGATTTGTACATGACCACCCAGAATACGATGTAGATCCAGTTACTAATTATACTAAAGCACAAGCAATCAGTGCAGGTATGCTTCGTAATGTTGGTGTTGACACTGCATTTGTTGATGTACGTGAAGTACCATGTAAAGCATCCGAAGGTATTGCTCCTGGAGATTATGTTAAATATGGTGCTGATGGTCAAGCATTCGAAAAATCCGCTACTGAAACTAATATGATTGCTTTAACTACACAAGGAACTAGTAATATTGTTACTATTGGAATACAATAAAAAAAATTGAGGAGGAATTAAATAATGGCATTTAATGGATTACCATCATTATTACCTGATAAAGTTCAAAATGAAGAATTATATATACAGAAAAGAATTTACACTGGATTAAAATTCTTAACTATGTTACCAGTTAATCAGAATGATACTGGTTTATTCACTAATTATATTGAAGGCGAAGTGGAATTAGGAGAACCACAATACACTAACAACGGTATTGCTTTTAACGAAATCCAATTCGGACAAGGTCAAACTGTCGGCGGACAAACCTTACCAATCGGTTACATGTACAAAGCAAACACTCGTGACAAACAAAGAGGAAGATATGAATCCAATCTCTTAAGTTTCTTAAACAGTGCAACTACCAAGATTGCGGATTTCTTCGAAGACAGATACTGCAAAGCATTATTCGCAGGAGGAAGACAATCCGCTGCAACTTTGGAAACCTGGGACACTGCAGAAAACATTATCGATAATGAAATCACATTAGAAGATGAAATGAAATACGATGCTAATGATAACAGTACTGGATATGCTCCAAACACTGTAATCTGCTCACGTAAAGACAAAATCACTATTGATAAAGCATTAAGAAAAGAAGATTACACTCCAAACTTCAACTATGTTGCTTCACATAAAGTAGCAAATGGAAAAATGTGTCTCTTTGATGTTACTAACCCTGGTGCTACTATTGAAAAATATGCTGACCCAGAATACAGTGTCATCCAAGCATTAGCAAACGATGAAATCACTGAAACTGAAGATGGAACTCCAATCCCACCAGCATTCTTAAACTTAAAAGAAATCGAACCAGGAAGACCACAAGTAGTTGAAAACTACATCTGGGCCGAATCTAACTTGAACATGAGAGACAGTAATGGTTTCTTAATCATTCAATAAAATATGAGTAATTATTTTTTATTATTTATACTCTCATGATTAAATATTTTTTTTTAAATAAAGGAGGACTGAAATTTTATGGCTGATGCTTATAATTTTTTAAATGGAAGTCAAACTGATATTAACCGCAGATTGTTAAGGAAAATCGAAGCATTAGAAAAATCCTTATCTGAAGGCGGTTATGATGATACTGATGTTAAAAACGATATTAAATCTTTAGAAACAAGAGTCAAAGCATTAGAAGATGCAGAATAATAATGGAAGGGGGGTGGATTATTCAATGTCAGATGAAGATGAATTAATTGATGATGTTGAAGAAACTCCAAACACTGATAATGATGATGATCCAACTCCAGGAGCTTATTGTAATGTGACGGATGTTGATAGTTTATGTTGTGAACTATCTGACCAGGCTTCAGAACAATTATATTTCACCGCTATTAACAATAGTACTGCTTGGATTGATACAAATCTTAAAAGTAAGCAAGTTCCTATACCAGTAAAATCAATTGTTAATGTTACTAATGATAGTGTTGAAGTAATTGAAACAAATGTTGTATCTACTAGTTTTGTTAATGATGAAAGTAATTTGAATACACTCCGAACTGCAGCATTATATTATGCTGCTTCGGATGTTATTCTCACATTATATAATGGTGAGGATTTACCAGCAGTTTTTGATGTATGGTTCCAAAAAGCACAAAGTTTCTTGGATGCATATATTGAGGCTTACTGGAATAGTGAAGCTGAAGAGGATGAGTTGTTGAATCATCAGATGGTGAAACATTGTAGGGTTCCGTCTTATAATGAAAGAAGGCATCGTAGAAGGGGATATTTCTAATGGGTGAGATTAAAGATTTCATTGAGTTGTATGTTGAAGAGTCTGATATGATTCCCGAAATATTGGAGGATATGACTATTAATCTTACTGCGAATATCCAAGATGAGTTAACACCAGGTCATGGTTATGAGAGGGGTGATTTGCATGATAGTATACAATCAAACATCATATCTCAGAATAATCTTGGTGGTGTGATTGAGGCTTATACTATGATTGAGTATGCTCCATGGGTTAATGATGGTCATACCCTCCGTAACGGTGCATGGTGGGAGGGTTATCATTTCATGGAAGCAGGACTGGAAAAAACGGTGGCGATGTACAGATGAATAATGATAATACTATTGTTGACTTAGACGAAACATGGACTATCCAATTAACCGGCAAAACATTACCAAAATATGGTATAGCCTATAAAGTCAGTAATTGGTTAAAAAACAATCTTGAATCATTAACCGATGATGATAATAATCCCGTATTTAATAAAGTCAATCTTGGTTTTGATGAAAACAATCTTAAAAGTTTCGGAGTCAAACCTGTCTGTGATGTACACATCAACGACTTCACATATGACCCGAACTTCGATTACAGCATGCCCAATACCGTAAACAGTATAATACTTTTCTACAGTAAAGGCACATCTGACAAATCATACTTAAACGCATGCCTAGTACATGATTACATCCTACAAGAATTCCTAACCAATGATGATTTCAAAACATTAGAGTCAACGGTAAGGGATACACATATCACCAATAGTCGGTTAATGATACAACCTATCCGCAAGAAATGGGGTGTAATGGGAGCATTTGAATTATCACATCTATTATTCTAAAACAAAAGATTATGGAGTTTAAGATTATGGCAAAGAAAAAAGAAAAAAAAGAAGAAGAACCTAAAAAAATGGTCTTCGATTTGGAAAATAGTATAAACCAATTAGAAATTCCAGATATGTTAAAAACTGGATTTAAATTTTATATTGTAAATAATAATATCACAATCAAATCAGAGAATGAATTGGAACGTGAATTAACTAAATTCAAAAATACTAATGCAGGAGAATAAACATTATGGCTGTAGAACCAACTATAGAAGTAACTGAAGAATCAGTTACTATACAAGACAGAACACCAGGAATGGCTGGTCGTATCGCAGTAATCGGTGCATTCGACAGTAAAGTAAATAATATTACTGTTGTATCAGATGACACCACTGCACACAGTATATTTGGTACCACTGGAACAATCGGTGCATTCAAAGGAACTGATGTTATTGATCAATTATTCCTTGGTGCATCAGAATTACTCGTAGCGAACATTACTACCTGGACTGGTGATGATGAAGACACACCAGAAACAGTATTAACTAATCAGAAATTAACTGATGCTTTAGCTAAACTTAAACATGAAACTTTTGATTTATTATTTATTGCTGAAGAGTTAACCGATGAAGCACAAACTATTGTGACTACTTGGTTGAATAAAGAGTTTAAAGATAAATTTGCTCACAGTCAAGTAATTCAGTTGCAGAAATCAACTGCTGCTGCTTATGAGGCTAGTATTGCTACTATTGGTAAACAAGTTGCATATATTAATACTCAACCTATCACTTACAATGGTACTAGTTTAAACTTAAACCAATCAACCGCAGTGATTGCAGGTATAATTGCTAGTATGAATGTTGGTGAAAGTTTAACCGCACATTTACTTAATGGTGTTACTGGTTGTACTGAGTACACTACTGAAACCGGGGATATTGGTGCTAAATTATTAGAATTAAATGTTCCGATTATTAAATGCAGAAATCGTAGGTTAAACCAGTACATTTGTGTTAACAGTATGTTACCGAATGGTTTGGATATGTATATTAATCGTACAAGGGATTATGTTATCAATACTCTTGAAGCGGAGTTATTATTGGGCCAATCTTCCAGTGATTTAACATTGGAAGGAGCACAGATGATAGTTGAGAATGTGCGTAAAGAAGTTGTAGATGATTTAAACATTGTAGAAGACATTATCTATGAAATAACTAAAGAAGACTCACAGACTATTGTAATCACATTAACTAAACTTGTATTTAATGGTATTATAACTAAAGTTAAAGTTAAATATTCAATTGAGGTGCAATAAACATGGCTAGAAGAGTAATATATTTTATTGGTAGTACATATATTGGTTATGGGCAGAAAGGAGAATTATCACCGGATATTAGTAATGATACATTACCTACATTTGACGGGCCTATCCCAGATATTGGTGTTCCACCATCATGGGAGTTAACACTTGACCGTATTAGATATGCGGGTAATGTTAAAGATTTCATTGCAGTTGAACAGTTAGTTTACAGTATGTTGAAAACTCCACAAAATGTTAAAATTATTAATAAGGTGCCATTGGCGAATGGTGAAACTGCTAAAGTTACTGAAATATTGTATAATGCTACTTTAACTGATAAGAAAGCATCATTTGATGCTGAAACCCGTACTGTTGAGAACCTTGCATTCAAAGGTACTAAAGTTCGTAAATGGGTTAATGGTGAGGAAATTCCTATTCCTGTCTAAAAATAGAACCAATTTTTTTTTTAGAAATTTATTTTATATTTTTTCCCAAAATTTTAGAATTTGATTTTTTTTGGAGAGTATTTGAAAGAGAGTAAAAAAATTAATTTTACCTTTTTTTTGAATACTCTCCGCTTTTTTTTTAAACAAAAATTTAATAAAGAGGATTATTTTTTATGTCTGAATTAAAGATTAACGATACAAAAAAACATTTAACATTAGAAGAAGCAATAACACAGGGTGCAGATGCATTAATACCTTATGAATTTGATTATCCGAATAGTGATTTTGTAGTGGAAGTACGCTTGAAACCAATCACTAACCGTGAATTGGCTAATGCAGACCAATTGGCCAAAGTCAATCCGGATACTACTGTGGATTTGGAATTGTTAAAAATGGCAGTGTTCAATACTGATGACACAGCATTCGAAAACGAAATAATTGAAAATTTACCTGCTGGTGTAGTGATGGATTTAGCATGGAAAATCTGTGATATAAGTGGAATTGATTTTAACAAGATACGTGAACGCACTAGTAGTAGTGCTGGATTGGAGGGGTTTTAGATTACCGTAAAGGTGAGTTAAAACACTTAACACACATGTATATTGCGGGTTATAAGTTGAATAATGGTGATATGGCTGGTTTAACTAATTTACAGAAATTAGCAGTTATCATCATGAAAAAAGAACAGGATAAGTATTACGGAGAAAACAAGGCAATACTTACCACAGGAGGATAAACATAATGGTGTCTAATAGTACTAAAGTAACTTTAGATGTTGCTGTTCAAACACAACAAGAACAGATTGATGAGTTAGAAGCTCGTATGCGTCAATTACAACAAGAAAAGTTACAAGTGAAAATAGAAACACAATCAGAAGAATTAACCCGTGTTACTCAAGAAATAGAAGACACTAAAAATGAATTAAACCGATTACAAGGTAAAGTTGAAATTGATAACAGTGAAATAGAATCATTGGAATCCGAATTAAATGAAACATTAGAGGTTCTCGATTCCATTGAAGGTGTAGTTGGTATTGATGATTCACAAGTTGAGGAAGTACGAAACCATGCAGACGAATTACAATCACAAATAGAAGAATTACAATCATCTGTTAGTGTTGATACTACTGAAATAGATGGATTAGAATCCCAATTAAGCAATTTAGAATCAACACAATTGGAGTTAGAACTCAGTGTTAATAAAGCGGAATTAGATAATGCTAAATCTCAAATGGATGATTTGAAGAACAGTACTGATTCAGCTGCACAATCTACAAGTAGTTTGGATAGTGCGTTAGGTGCTGTGGCAGGTGCTGCTGCAGCAGCCGGATTAAAGGATATGGTTGATACTGCAGGAAATATTAGTGATTCATGGAACCGGTTAGAATTAACCTTTGGTGGTGTATCCGAATCTATGAAACAATCCATTAACTCTGCAGCCGCAGAGACCGGTCGTAGTGGTGGTGCGATAAGAAATTACTTTAACCAAATGGGTATTGCTGGAGTAACCAATACTGATCTATTAAGTCAAAGTTTCCAATCATTATCTGGCCGTGCATATCAGACTGGTGCATCAATTGACACTTTGCAGAATGTCATGCAACGTATGGTTTTATCTGGTAATGTTGGTGCAAGACAATTAACTCAATTAGGTATTAGTACTGAAGATTTAGGTCGTGCAATGGGTGTTACTGGTGATGAGGCTAGTAAAGCATTCGAAGCATTATCCCAAGAAGACCGTTTGAGAGTGTTAACACAGGCAATGGGTGATGGTAAAGCTGCTAATGAAGATTATAAAAATAGTTGGCAAGGTGTTAAAGACCAAGCCTCCGCAGCAATGGCCGGTTTAATTGGTGCTGTTGGTACACCGATTTTGCAGATGTTGATTCCTGCAATGCAAACTGCTACTCAAGTAATTAAAATGTTGAGTGATGGGTTTAAATCTTTACCTCAACCTTTGCAGGCGGTGATTGGTGGTATTGGTGCTAGTATTGGTGTTGTTACTGCTTTTGCGGGAACTATTGGTGTTGTTGGTAAGGTCATTGGTGGTTTGAAAGATGGTATTGAGGTTATACGTGGTTTATCTAGTGTGAGTAACTTATTAACTAGAATACCTGGTATATTGTCATCAGTGGCTGGTGGTTTCAGTTCATTATTCAGTATTTTATTAGCGAATCCGATTATATTAGTTGTTGTTGCAGTAGTAGCATTAATCGCAGCGTTAGTTTATTTATATTATACTAATGAAGATTTCCGTAATTCTGTTAATGCTGTTGGTGAGGCTTTATGGGGTCTTGGTGAAATCATTTATGGTACATTAGTTGGTGCTTTGGAATGGTTGCAAGGTGCATGGCAAAATACTGTAGACTGGTTTACTAATGGTGCACAATCTATTTCTGATACTGTTACTGGTGCATTTCAATGGTTAACTGATAGTTTTAATCAGGTAGTTAGTTTCTTCCAAACTTACGGGCCATTAATCGCACAGATATTGTTTGTTATGGCTACTGGTGGAATTGGTGCAATTGTTTTATTAGTTGCTAATTTCATGGGAATGCCTAATCAAGTAGGTCAAGCATTACAAAATGTAATTAGTCGTGTTGTTAATTTTGTATCAAGTTTAGTATCCAATTTCCTTAATGGAGCAAGAAACAGTGTTAACAATTTCATGGGTCAAATAAGAAGCCTACCCGGACAATTCAAAGCAGAATTACAAAGAATGTTATCCGCAGTTAATGAATGGGCTGCAACATTACCTGCTAAGTTCTGGGAAGCTGGAGTTAATGCGGTTAAAAACTTCCTGAATGCATTAGGTATTCATTCACCAGGTTTCATGGCTGTTAACTTTGGTGAGGAAATTGAAAGATTAGAGAAATCTGCTTCTGATAATAGTGTTGCGGATAAGATTGGTGGTACTGCAAGAGATATTATGAGTGCATGGGGTAATCCTGAATTAGATTATTACTTGAACCAAATACTCGACAAACACACCGATGATGACAGTAAAAATGATAATCAATCAATGATTGAATTATTAAGAGTAATCATTGACATATTACGCAATTTACCAAAACCAGAAGGGGGTTCATTCACATTCAACCATTACGGAGACACAGACAGTGAACAACGCATGGAAAGAATACTCGAAGCGGTAAGGCGTGATTTCTATTGGAATAACGAGAAAGCCGGAAGAAATGTTGAAGAAAAATACGGAGTATAGATATTTATGGGTTTTTTTGAAGTAAACAAATTACAATTACATGTTACAGACAATGGTTTTGATGTGGATAGTGGATCCAACATTAAGGAAACAACATTATTGTATGATGACCAGGAATTAAATGCTCCAACATTCTTTTTCAATAATGGTTATAATGGTATTGATTTTGAGATTAGTATCGTTATGCGTGAAGATTATTTCTATAAAAATCATGCGTATATGGATTATCTGAATCAATGGGATAAATGGAATACTGTTGTATCTGTTGTTACAGATGCAATGGATATTCCAAACGGCAAATATGTTATGCGTATCAAGAATAAGAAGCAAACGGGTAGTCGCCAATCGATTTGGAAGTTACGGTTTAAACAATTCTATGAAAACAGTTTAAGTTTTGAGTCAATGTATACTTATAAAACCAGTAGTTTATCTGCAATCGACCAAACTTTGTTAAAATATCGTGAGATTGATTATTATAGTCAAAAAGAAGCGATACTTGCTTTGCAGAAGAAGTTGCAGAGTAAAGGTTGTTGGACTGATACTGTGAAAGATAAGAATGGTCAGAATATTATTGTTTCTACTAGTGATGGTCCATCTTTTATGAAAAGAGTGCCGAATGGTGTTTGGGATGCTCAAATGCAAGGTGATATTTTTGGTTTTCAAGTCATGTTCGGTTTAGGTTCCAGTAAACAAGGCAAATGTGATACTGAAACTATTCAAGCATTAGTCGGAGATGAATATGAACATCAAGGTTTTATACATCAAGGACGTTACAATATGGGGTTATAAGTTATGCAGTTAATTGTTAATAATTTACGGAAAGTTTATGGTACATCTACCCCATTGGTTGCTACTTTGCTTGATGATAATGATAATCCTCGTGTTGGTGTTAGTGTTTCTTTCACGATTAATGGTGTTTCATATACCCGTACTACTAATAGTGATGGTATTGCTAGGTTGAATATTAACTTGGGTGTTGGGGATTATAAATGTACTGTAACATGTTTACCTTTAAGTAAAACTGTTAATGTTACTGTTGTTGATAAGTTCAATGTTAGTTTACTTGTTAATCCATTAACTAAAACTTATGGTGTTAGTGGTGGTTTAAAGGCTACTTTGTATGGTGAGCATGCAGAACCATTAACTGGTCGCCGTATTCAGTATACGATTAATGGTGTATCGTATAATCGTACAACTAATAGTGATGGTCAAACATCATTGGCGATTAATCTACGACCAGGCACATATCCATGCGAAGTTAAATTCCTCGGTGATGCTGAGTATGGTGCAAGTAGTCAAACAGTGAACGTGACTGTTAAAGCGGATACTTTTATTGATGGTACTGATGTTGATAAAAAATATAGTGATGCGGGTTTTTTCCAGTGTGCAGTGTATGACCAATGGGAAAGATTGAATCCGGTTACTGTTACATTAACGGTTAATGGTGTTAGTTATACTCGTACATCAGGTAAAGATGGATTAGTCAAATTGAATATCCGTTTACAGCCTGGGGAGTATGCTTTAACTGTTCGTTTCCTTGGTGATGCTAAGCATAATGGTTCTACTTTGACTAAGTTGGTTCGTGTACGGTCTGATATTGATACGATTACTACGAAAGCGGATGGTGGTTATACTATTCCGTCTAATAATCGTGGTTTCATTGAATCCAAGATATATGCTGGATTCTTTGGGTATCAATCTAATAAAAAGAATAATTGGATTTATGATATACCAGATTGGGATTTGATACTGACATTGGAAGAAGGAGTGAATTTTTATGATATAAAATTTACTAATTATGAAATCACTGAAACTGATGGTCGTGTTAAAACTGCAAAATTCACTACCCCATTGTATATGGATTTAACATATGGTCGTGGATGGGTTTATATTACCTCACCTTATCATGAGAACTTCGGTGGTAGGGTATTAAAAGTGGATTATGATAAAAGTACTGGTTTGTACACGTATCAATGCCAAGATGGACGCCGTCAATATATCAGTAAAAGAAGAATGATGGGTGCGGGAGAGAATACTACTGTTTATGAATTATTACAATTACTTTTAATGTCACCAGCATGGCATAAAAAAGGAAATCCTTCTAAATCAAATTTAGTAGAAAACTCTAAAAAACATGCTGAATTATTAAGCGGTTTGCATCCTATTGGGGATTATGATAATCTGAAATTAAGTCCAATATTGAAAGGTGATAATCCATTTAAACAAAAAGTGGGGCAGTATCTTGCTTATGATTCTACTATTGACCAAATTACTAATCTTGCGAAGAATGGTCAGTATCCGATTGATGTTTGGTTCGACCCGTCCGGAATCTGCCATATCGACCCTATTGATTTGGATAAATGGTTAAGTCAAGGTATACGATTAGTACATAGTGATTTAATCAGTTATAAATATGGTTTTGACACAACAAATATCTTGACGGGTGTAACATTAAAAAGCAAAGACGAAGAGAATGCAAGTGGGTATTATGATGAATTTGCTGAGTTGACTTATTTCTTCGGTGTAAACTTTGGTAGTGTTGATCCAGTCACCACTACAACATCATCATCATCTACTGGTGGAACTTCATCATCTGATACATCATCCACATCAAATACTAATACAGTCGCATCCGGCTTAATGAGTGGTAAAAAAACATTCGCAGTCGGACAAGACA